ACTACTATAAACCCGACAGTTTTACCGTTTGCTGGTCAGTCTTTAAATGTTACATCTGGTAAAAGAGAGAAGTATGAAGATATAACAGTGAACTTTACTGTTGATAACGGCTTTAATAACTGGTGGGTGCTTTGGAAGTGGTTGGATTATATAAACAGTGCAACAACTGGCTTATTAGATCCGAATAACCTCACCACTCTACCTTCTAGCCCAGAACTGTACTCAGGTACTGCAAACTTACAACCTTATCAAACCAATATTACTGTTTACGGGTTAGATGAATACAATAATAACAAAATCCGTTTTAACTATAGCAAAGCTTTTATTACTAATCTGACAGGAATAACGTACAACTATAGAGACGCAGAGCAAATGGAAGCCTCTTTCACCTTCTCATTCAGTCAGTTTACCTCAGAATTACTTTAATTCCACGGGTTTTCCTTTCAAAGAAAGCCTAAATAATAGTAAATACTATTATGGCTACTTTACGTCAAATACAATCACCTGGGGTACAAATCAACGAAGTCGATCTATCGCAAACATCTACTACGCCAAACGGAACAAGCGTGTTTATGGTAGGGTATGCCGCGCAAGGTCCTGCTTCAGAAGTCGTAAATCTTACAACTAATCAAGATTTTCAAAATATTTTCGGTACTCCAACAACTGCCGCTGAACGTTATCTTTATTATTCCGTACAACAAGTTTTTAATGCAGGTACAAACGCACAAGTAAGCGTCGTACGTTTACCTTATGGTGAAAGTTTAGGCGATGGTTATAACTCAAATGTATATAGCGCATTAGTTTATCCAGTTATTCCCACTAACTACGCTCCATTACCATTAAGTGCTTCTTCATTAGTAGTACTTGCTTCTGCAGCTGGTTCGATTAATGCTTCTATTAATGGTTCACCTACAGCATTATCTGCTGCAGTTTCATATTTCTTTGGTGCTCCAACACTTATTGAGTTATCACAACAAGATTACATTTCATTAAAACAGAACGGTGTATATTGGTCATCTCACGGTGGCGGTACCTGCCCTGCTATTACAGGCTTAACTAGCTTATCTGCTACTGGTATTGGTATGATCGTTATTAACGAAGCTCAAACCACTATCAACGAAAAGTTTGAAGGTTATTATCTTAACTTAGCTGATAATACTAACATCAATCCTAATACTGACTTTACTGCAGCTCAAAAACTATTCAGTGTTGCACAAGACCTTGGTTTAGGTGTTGCTGCTTCATATGTACCAGTACCAAATAGCCGCTTAACATTTGAGTTAAGTGCAGTATTTACAGATCAAACTGGCAGCGTTTCACAAACAGTCGAAAACATTCCTACGTATGACATCTCGACATTCGGTCTAGGTGGTTTCAGTGATTTAGGTATCTTATCGTTGTTTAAAGTTAAGACTTCACCTTTCGGTAATAATCCTTTAGCTCTTAACTACACTCTACAAGAAGGGTATGCTGCTTCATTCTATGTAAATCGTACAATACAAGACGTAAACGGTGGTGCACCTGTAAACGATTTCATGCAGAACGTTGTTAACGATGCATCAACTCAGATTTCAGTATTAATCAACCCACATATTTCAAACAACTTAGGTTGGTTAGATTCATCCGGCAATGCTACAAAGTGTGCAAGAGTATTTACAACAGACTTAGCTAACTATATCCTAACTAACTTTAGTAACTTAGAAGGCTATGCAGCTGGTGATGCTCTATTCCCATTAGGTGTATATGCTCCTTCCTTAAACACTACAGCTAACAAACAAATCGGTGACGTAGCTGGTAAGTTAGAAACAGTAATAAACACTGTAGCTAATAAAGATCTTTATAACATCGATGTTATTTGCGATGCTGGTCTTTCAACTATTGCTGGTTACGCTGGCGTAAATGTAACAGGTATATTTGATGATACATTGTTTAACTCTACTATTACTAATAGTATTAGCGGTTTAACATTATCAAACGGTACATATCAACCAGATGCGGTTGTTCAGTATTGGTCACAAGTAACTAACCAGTTCGTTGAACTTGCTGGTAGTATTCGTAAGGATTGTATCTTTATATCTGACCCACTACGTGGTATATTTGTACAAGGTACAAACTTTAAGACTCTAAACAATAAGAGTCTTAACTTCTCGTCTAACATTTACTGGCCATTAAATAACCTTTATACGCCAATTAATACAAGTTATGCAGCTGCTTATGCAAACTGGGTATCAATAATCGATCAGTTTACAAATAACCCAGTCTGGATGCCATTCTCAGCATACGCTGCAGCAGCTTATACAAATAACGATGCAGTAGCTTATCCTTGGGGTGCACCTGCTGGTTTAACACGTGGTGCTATTACAGGTGTAACAGACATTGCGATTAACCCACAACAAAGCCAACGCGATCTGCTTTATAAAGCATCTATTAACCCTGTAGTAAACTTCCCAAATGAAGGTGTTTCTATATACGGTCAAAAGACGTTATTAGCAGTACCAAGTGCATTTGATCGTATTAACGTACGTCGTTTATTCTTATTCTTAGAAAAATCAGTATTAAATACTTCAAAGTATTTCGTATTTGAACCAAACACAACGTTTACACAAAACCGTTTAGTAAGCACTATTAAGCCAGTGTTTGAACTAGCTAAGAATACTCAAGGCATTTACGACTACTTAATCGTATGTAACTCAACTAACAATACACCAAGTGTTGTTGATGATAACTCGCTTGTTGTAGACATCTACATTAAGCCAGTACGTACAGCAGAGTTTATCTTAATAAACTTCTATTGCACTAAGACATCACAAGACTTCAACGAGTTACTACAATAACCTTAACATAAGTATTTAATATGTCACAAACAATACAAGACTTCTACAGAGTAGCACAGCAAAGAGATTTCGCAAGGGATTACATGCTTCGTGTTGTCTCTATCGGTAATAATACATTTAATGAAGATGACTTCGTGTATATTACTACTGCTACCTTACCTGACAGAGCTATTACAAATCAGAACGCTACATATATGGGGTTAAAGTTTAACTTCCCTGGCACAGTAACATATCCTGGCAGTGAAAAGTGGGATATTACTTTCCGTGCTGATAAAGCTGGTTTGATTCGTAATAAACTCGAAACATGGCAAAGAAGCTTAATATTCGATGATCAAACAAGTACAGGTGACTTGTCTGTAAGAGGTACAAATAGCGTTATTCAACTTAATCAGATTGATGATAAGCTAAATGTGCTTAATACATACACCCTTTACGGAGCTTACCTACAATCTTTAGGTGCTATCAAGTATGACATTACAGGTACTGGTAAAGTACAAGAGTTTACTGCAAGCTTAGCTTACCATTTCTGGACAGATTCAGTAGTAGGTACTTAATAGTTTAAAGTTATTATAAATGACCCGGCTGAAAAGTCGGGTTTTTTATTGTTTAAAGCTTAAGTATTAGTATGGCTGATTTACCTAGTATAACGGATTTTTACTCCCAAGCACAAAAGATTGGCTTCGGTAAAAAGTACAATTTTAAGGTAACTAGCATAGATTATATACCAAACGATCCAGGTGTAGGTTACGATAAAAATTACCTATTATATGTTGAATCGCTTAATATACCATCACGTAATATAGCTACAACCACAGTTCCGTACAAATCATTTGACTTTGTAGCACCAACAGTAGCAACGTTTCCTGATAAACAGAACTGGAAGATAAACTTCTTTTCTGATGATAAACTACTAATAAGAAAAATGTTTGAAGGTTGGAGCGAAGCTTTATACGATAATCAAACAAATAGCACTTATTATGATAAAGGATCTATTAGTACTAACGCTGCTTCTCGTACTAATGACGGTATTGGTTTTGGTTACTGCAATATAAAGCTACAAATAGTAAGCGAAACAGAAGAAGAAGCAGCATCTACATACACCTTATATGGTGCCTTCCCAACTCAAGTGGGTAGCATGGATTACAGTATATCCGACAATGGTAGCACAGTAGCTAAGTTGCCAGTTACAATAGCTTTTCAATATTTTGACGTAACTTAACTATAAGTATTAATATGCCTTCACAGCAAACATTAACTTCATTTTACAACTCTATACAAAAGTATGGGTTTACAAGAGATTTTCAGGCCAGGGTAGATAATCTTGTCATTAACGGCACACCATTCGATATATCTGGGGAAGATAGTTTGCTTTATATTAAAAATTTTTCATTACCTAGCATGAAGAAAGCTATAACCACAGTAAAGTACTTTGGTGTAGATGTACATTCAGTAGGTACTAGAGATTTCGGTAGTAGCAAAGATTGGGATGTTACTTTCTACTTGGATGGTAACTCTCAGTTTAAGTACTGGCTAGAAAGACGTTTAGTTGAAACATCTTCAAATAATATTTCTAACTCGTTAAACAGTATTGAATCATCTAACATAGCTACTCAACTAGCTAACTTTAACCCAATACCTAATGCAGAAGATAACTACGCATTAATATCTGTTTATGATGATCAACTAAACCCAGTTACTTCTTACGAAATAAACGGCTTGTTTATTATTGATATTCCTAGTGTGGGTTACAGCTTAGATGGTACAGGTAAGATACAAGAGATTAAAGTAAAGTTCGGTTATCAAAACTGGAACTATGCTACAGGTACTACACCAGAACTATTACCTGGTGATCAACAATAAAATAAATGGCTCTTAACGTAAAGAACAATAGTACGTTTCTACAAAATGTACTCTCTAACCCTGACTTTCATATACCAGTCGAGGCAAACTTTATTGTTTCTTTTTCTAACTTAAACGGCACTATTGGTACACCAGGTATATTAGACAACTTAAGTTACAACTATAACGGTGGTGCTAATGGTTCTCTCAATACTATACTTGATAAGATAAACATTGATAACCAGTACTGGACTACGTTAACAAATGATGACATATTTTTTGCTAATGGAGTAACACTACCTGGAGAATCAGTAAAAGCTTCTCGTGCTGGTTACTCTCATGCAGATACTTCATCCTTGGCAGGTGGGTTTCTTTCTGCTCCTGTTTTAAATGGTAGGTCTGATACAACTAACTTTGAGATAACATTTCTCGAAACAAACGTATCATTTGTGGATTACGTAATAAGGCCTTGGATTATAGCTGCTTCTCATTTCGGTTTATTTGCGCGTAACGGTGGTACTCAAAACTTTAAGTCAGATGTAACTATAAACTTCTTGAACAAGACTTCTCCAGAAGCAGATCTAGACTTACGTAAAGTGTTTCAGTTTAGAGGTGCTGTACCTTTATCTGTTG